TTGCCGGCGTCGGGTGATGTTGGGGGTCCGACCGGAGGAACGTTGAATGACTGACAAGGTCGAGCGCCGGAGCGTTGAAGCGGGGTGGGAAATCCGGCAGGACCCTGATGGGCGCGTGGGTCTCCGCGGTTACGCGGCACTGTTTGATACCCCCGCTCACGGTGAGGTCATCAGGTCTAGTGCCTTCACTAAGACTTTGGCGGAACAGGCGGACGTTCGCTTGCTCGTCAACCACGATGGTGTGCCGATTGCGCGCACCAAGTCGGGAACGTTGACCCTGTCTGTGGATGGGCGCGGCCTGGTCGTGGACGCCCCTGATTTGGATATGTCGAACCCGACTGTGCAGGAACTGGTTTCCAGCATGTCGCGCGGCGACATTGACCAAATGAGTTTTGCGTTTGTTCCGGTTCGTGAGAACTACGATGCGGAAACGCGTCAGCGTGAAATCCTAGAGTGCCGTCTCATGGATTGTTCCGTGGTGACTTACCCATGGTACGAGTCAACGACAGTGGGCCTGAAGTCCCTTGACCTGGCGCTTGCCGAGGTCCGTTCGGGTGCGGTGTCACCTGAGGCGCGGGACATCATCATCATGGCCTTGGGCAACGTTGACGTGACGTGCACTGAGGACGAGTCAGACTCTGACGACGTTGACGAGGTTGACGACGTTGAGGAAACCCCTGACGCCCCCGACGACGAGCGCGGCGACGACGCCGCCCCCATTGAAACTTCCGAGGCCGTTGAGCCTCGGACGCGCAACCTCGAAATTGCGCGCCTGTACCTCGCCTGAGATTACGCGAGATACAACGCACGCCGGAGCCACCGGTAGCGGCTGATCCCCGCCGCCACGGCCACCACCTGCGACAGCCAACCCAAACCATCCCCCTCTCACAAGGAGTTACCTTGTCCCTCCGTGACACTTTCGTTACGCAGCGTGAGGCGAAGCTGGCCGAGGCCAAGGCCGTCGTTGAGACTGCCGAGACCGAGGCCCGTGACATCACTGATGCCGAGCTTGCCAGCGTGAAGGAGGCCCGTGAGGCCGCCGACGCGCTTGACGCCCGCATTAGTGAAATTGACGCCATCGCCGCTGCCGAGTCCCGCTCAGTTGCAAAGACCACCGCGTCTGTGCAGGTTGTTTCTGAGCCCACCACCTACCGCAAGCACGGTGAGCACTCGTACTTCCGTGACCTTGTCGGCGCTCAGCTCCGTGGTGACCGTGAGGCCACTGACCGCCTCTCCCGCAACGACCGTGAGGTCCGCGCAATCAACACCACTGACACGTCCGGTGGCGAGTTTGTGCCGCCGCTGTGGCTGGTTGACGAGTACGTCCGCCTTGCTCGCGCGTCGCGCGTCGCGGCTGACCTGCTCCGCAACCTGCCGCTTCCCGCGGGTACGGACAGCATCAACCTTCCCAAGATCACCACGGGTACGGCTGTTGCCGCTCAGAGCTCAGAGAACAGCGGTTTCCAGAACACCGACCTTGTGACTGCTTCCGCGACTTCCGCGGTGCACACCCTCGGCGGAATTCAGGTGCTGTCCGTGCAGCTTCTTGAGCAGTCCCCCATTGCCGGTGGAATGGATCAGGTCATCATTGCTGACCTGGCCGCCGACTACGCGCGCGCCCTTGAGTCGTTCGTTCTCACGAGTGACGCGGCTGGCAAGCGTGGCCTGTTCAACGTGCCTAGCGACATTGACGTTACGTACACGGACTCCACGCCCACGGTGGCCGAGCTGTACCCGAAGCTGGCCGACGCCATTCAGCAGATTCACACGCAGCGGTTCGCCCCGGCAACCGCCATTGTGATGCACCCGCGCCGGTGGGCGTTCCTCACCGCCGCGCTCGACGACAGCAAGCGCCCGCTGATCGTTCCCGCCGCCAATGGCCGGTTCAACAGCATGGGTGCACAGGACGGCGTCGCCGCGTCCGGTGCAGTCGGCTCGATTCAGGGTGTGGACGTGTACACGTCCAGCCTCGTGCCCACCAACCTGGGCAGCGGCACCAACCAGGACCCCATCCTGGTGTTCCGTCCTGAGGATTCAATCCTGTTCGAGGGCACCCCGCGCGCCGAGGTGTTCCGCGAGACCTACGCGAACCAGGGCAGCGTCCTCGTTCGCATGTACAACTACGTGGCGATTGCAACAGAGCGTCACCCCAAGTCCGTTGCCGTTATCAACGGCACCGGCCTGGTGGCCCCGACCTTCTAGGTCTAACCACCTCAGTGACTGTCCCCGGCCCGCGTACCACCCCCGCGCGGGCCGGGGACACCACCCCCCAAAACTTACGGAGGGAACCCCGTGGACCAGGGCTACATTGACGCGCTGAAGCGTGAGCGTGAACATTACGTGCGGACAGGCAACAAGGCCCGCGTTGCCGCGGTGGACGCCGAGCTGAAGAACGCTGGTGCCGCCGCCCCCAAGGTTCAGGCCGTCGTTGAGACCGCCGCTGTTGAGGCCCCCGAAACCACGAGCCGTCCGCGTGCTGCCAGGAAGGCCGCGCAGTAAACCATGGCTACTACCTATGCCCTACTTGAAGATGTCAAGGACGCGCTGAGAATCAGCGATGACCACGACGACGTAGCCCTGTCGGGGATTATTGAGTCATCATCGCGGGCCATTGACCGTTACTGTGACCGCTACTTTGGGCAGACAGGCACGGAAGCCGCCCCCGTCCAAAAGATGTACCGGGCCCGGTCCGGTGTCGTCCTCATTGACGACCTCGTCACCCTCACAAATGTTGAAGTCGAGTACGCCGGGTTCGCTGAAACGTTCAACAGCCTCGGGGCATCATCGGTTCTGAAGCAGCCTGTGAACGCGGCCACCATGACCCCGCCGCACCCGTACACGGTCCTTACCGCGAAACCGTCCACGGTCCTCCCCCCGATGCCGGGTTGGGTGCGTGTGTCAGGCGTGTGGGGTTGGCCGTCCGTCCCGCAACAGATTAGGGACGCTTGCGTGTTGCAGTCCGTGAGACTGTTCAAGTCTCGTGACGTGCCCCTAGGGGTCATGGGTGGAACGGACATGATGGGCGCTATTCGCCTTCCCGGTGGACTGCACCCCGACGCCCGCATCCTTTGTGACCCGTTCCGCCGCATGGCGATTGTGTAGGCATCGTGGCCGATATCGCCAGCATCATTGACGGACTGACCGCGAACCTGGCAACAGTGGACAAGCTCCGTGTCCAGGCGGAAATCCTTGACACGGTCCCAATTCCTTGCGCCATTGTCGGGCCTCCCACGGCGGTCACGTATGACGAGGTCATGGCCCGTGGCGCTGACCTTTACACCTTCACGGTGCGTGTCCTTGTGGCTCGTGCCTCGGAGAGGGCCGCTCAACGTGCCCTGTTCGGGTACACGTCCGGTACGGGCGCTAAGTCCGTGAAGGCCGCTATTGAGTCGGACAAGACGTTAGGCGGTGCAGCCGACACCGTCCGTGTCACCAACGCGGGAAACCTCGGCGTGTACGGATATGGCGACGTGGACTACCTCGGCGCTGAGTTCACTGTGGAGGTGATCGCGTGAGCTTCACGCACTCAAAGGACAGCCGCCTCATGGTGGGTTCTACTGCGCTGGCCGCGTACCTGACCGGGTACACCAGTTCAACAAACACGGAAACTGCCGACACCACCGCCCTGACTGAGGTGAACCGCACCTACGTGCCGGGCGTGTCGGACTCGACCCTGACCGCCACGGGCCTGTTTGAGCCTTTGTCGGACACTCCCGCCGTGGCCGCCTTGGGCGCCGCTAACGGGTCAGCCGTGACTGTGGCGCCGGAAGGTCTCGCGGTCGGCTCCCCCGTACTCGTGGTGTCCGCCCGCGAAACCACCTACGAGTTGTCCAGCGCGGTGGGTGAGGTCGTCGGCGCCAGTATCACCTTCCAAGGTGACGGGCGCTTTGATGCGGGCGTCAGCCTGTACGACCTAGCCGAGGTCACCGCCGGGGGCAACGGAACCACACACACTGACGCGGCAGGCACCAGCAACGGCGCCGCCGCCACTCTCCACGTGACCGCGTGCACGGGGACCCTAACTGTGAAGGTGCAGCACTCCACAAACAACAGCACGTGGACGGACCTGACAACCTTCACCGCCGCCACCGGCGCCACTTCCCAAAGGGTCGTGGTGTCGGGAACGGTAAACCGTTACCTGCGGGCGAGCTGGACCCTCACCGGTGCTGGCGCCGCCGCAACGTTCACCACCTCACTCGCCCGCCGATAAGGAGCACTAATGGCATTCGTCCACGGCAAGGACAGCTACTTCAAGGTTGCGTCTAGCGACCTGTCCACGTACCTCAACAGCGTGACCGTGAGCCGTTCCGCTGACACCGCTGACACCACCGCGTTTGGTTCAGGGACCCGTTCATACGTTGCGGGACTGAAGGACGCCACCATCACCATCGCCGGCATGTTTGACGCCACCGTGTACAGCACCATTGCCGGTTGGCTCGGCACGTCGCAGACGTGGGAGTACGGCCCCGCGGGTAGCGCGGCTGGACGCGTCAAGGTCAACGGTTCCGGCATCATCACCGCGGTCGAGCTTGGCTCCGCCGTGGGCGAGGTCGTCACCGCAAGCATCACCATTCAGGTTTCCGGCGCTGTCACTGACGGCACCTTCTCCTAAACCTCACAGGGGGTAAGCAATGCAGATTGAGTTCACTTACGCTGACGGTCGCACGGCCACGGCACGCATTCTGCCAATTGACCGCATCATGTTTGAGCGGAAGTTTCAGACGTCGGTTGTTACTGCCGTGTCCGTGGACCAGCGTGAGGAATACCTGTTTTGGTTGGGGTGGCACGCACTCCACCGGCAGGGCCAAGCAGACAGCGACTTTGACCAGTGGCTTGCCATGGTCAGCGACTATGAGGCGGGTTCGGACCCTGAGGTCCCTTCGGACCCGGTAGCGAACACTGGTTCATAGCTCAGTTGTCCGTCGCTACCGGGATTGCACCAAACGAGCTGGCCGCTACGGACCCGGCAATGCTCGACGCTATGCGCCGCGTCCTAGTTGAACGAAACAGAGGTTAGACGTGGCACGCATCGCTGAACTAGAGATATTCGGGCTCACATCGCTACTGCGGGATATGCGGAACCTTCCCAAGGAAGCACAAAACGAGTTGCGGGTTTCGTCAAAGGACATTGCCGGGCGCCTCATGGTCCCGGCGTACAAACAGGCCGCAATGCAGGCCGGGCCGTGGGGCGGAGCAATCGCGGCAACGGTGCGCGCCAAGCGGGACCGTATCCCGTCCGTAAGCATCGGTAGTAACAGGCGTGCCTTCAGTGGGGGCGCCTCCCCCACCATGGTCAGGTTCCCGTCACATGCGGGTAACCAGGGCCGTTCAAGCGCAACCATGCCGCCCGCGTTCGGATCGGGCACCGGATGGATGCGGCAGATGGGCAGATACAAGGGCGCCGCCCTACGGGAATGGCTCGA